CTTCAGCACGCCGAGCGGCACAACCTTTGGATTGCGCATGGCAATAACAGCAATCTGGTCAGTCAGTTTTCTACGCTGTGCGCTGCCCTCTGGGGCAAGCAGAGCCTGGTCATACAGTGGCAAAAACTCTTTGAGGTCTGCGGCTTCTCTGTCAGCCCTCTGCTGCTTTTCAATCGCCTCGCGGTTGTTGACCGCGACCATGAAGTTGGCAGTCACCTTGGCCACAGAGTCGAAGTCGGTGGCGATCATCTGCTGCAGCACCGGGCTCATCTTGCCCACATCGCCCGAACGAATCTTTGCCAACGTCTTCATCGGGTCGGCCATGTAGGCGTCGCCGGTGATTTCCTTGGTCACCGCGTTGATCTTCGCAGTGCGCAGTGCTGTCTCAAACTTGGTCGAGTATTCCTTCTGCAGACCAGCATCACCCAGCAACATCGACTGCGTGTTGATGTTCTTTCGGAACACGTCAGCGAGCTCGTCGATCGAATACTGCTGGCTAGTGCGAGGGTCGGTGTAGCTGCCTTGCTGCACAGTTGCCTCGAGCAGCCGCACGCTGTTGTCGAAGTCCAAGTCGAACTTGGCGATGCGTTCGTTCTTGGCGCGGGTGAGCTCGGTCTGCCGCGCCTTATCAAGCACGGTCGAGCCGTGCATCTTCATGGTCGCAGTGAACTTGAGCGCAGCCTCTGGGTCGACACTAGCCAACGACTTCGCCAGACCATTGGTCATGGTCGCGATCTTGGTCTCCACCTGCTTCGAGTTTGCGTTGCCTGTCTCGATGTCGACCAGCAGCTTGGAGAGCTCGTTGCGGCCTTCAATCTCAAAATGCGATGAAAGCTCAAGGCTGCGAGCCTTGCGCACAGCCGCATTGAAAAAGCTCGGCAGGTCGCCAGACACTTTGCCGATGCCACCACCCAGGCCAACAGTCACACCTTCTTTTGCGAGCTGGATGTCTTCCGGCGTCAGCGGGTTGTTGGCCACATACTCGAGGCCTTCTTTGGTGCGCAGGGTTGCGGAATAGTTGTTGATGGTCGTGGCCATCCGGTCGAGGATCTGCGCATACACGTTGCTGACATTAACTTCAGCGCGGGCAGCGGTCATGTAATCGACCTCGGTCGGCACGACCTGCTGCATCGGCACACCGCCGGCACCGCGCAGCTGTACTTGTCCTTCTGTCAGTCGCGTCGCCATTCTTGTCCTCTCTATTTCCCGATGATCCGCTCACCGGCAGCAACAGCACCGGATGCCAGCGTTGCGTTAGCGAGCAGCCCGCCAGACTTACGCGCTGCGCTGCCAGCCTGTTCGTACTGCGCACCTTGGCGCTCTGCGGTGAACAGGTTCAGCATGTTCTGGTACTCGGTCGACTGCACCAATGCAGTCGCGTCTTCGTAGCCCATGATGCGAGCCGTCAGTGCATTCAGGTCGGTGATGCCAACGTCGAACATGGTTGCTCTGACGTTTTCGTTCTGCACGGCCTGAACACTACCTTCGCCCAGCACAACACCGTTTGCAGCAGCTCGAGCGCGGATAGCGGCATTCGTTGCTCGCATGTTTTTGAGCAGCGTGTTGCCAGCGATCTGGTAGTTCTGCGACTCCATCTGCGACTTCTTGAGCGTGCGGCCTGCCTGGATGGCGGCATACATCTCTGCCATGTCGGCACGCACCTCGGCCACAGCGAGGTTGTCGCGTGCTTGCAACAGATAGCCGGTCTGCTGCTGAATGCCAGCAGCGATCTGCATCTGCGATTGCGCATACGCGGTGAGAAACCCAGCGCCTGCAGTAAGTTGTCCTGGTGTAATGGCCATCGTCAGGTTCCCGAATAAACAGCGACTCGGTAATCAAGGCCGAGCAGATTCATCTTCAGCGGCAGACTCTGCGTCACTTCGATCGCCTGCTCGCGGCTGTAGCCGAGGATGCCGTTGACGCGCTTGATGCCGGTGAACGTCGGCACCGGGTCATCCAGCAGCGGGTTGTCCATCAACCTGAACGCAACCTCCTGCGCGTTGAGCAGGCAGTGCTGCGTGTCGTCTAGCACCGCGCTGATCTCAACGATGCGCTTCTTGAACGACACACGGCTGCCGGTCTGCAGCTTGATCTCTACCGGCATCGTCTTGGCGTACACCGTCATGGGCAGGCCGACTTCATAGCTGGTGGTCGATGCGCGGTCGAACGTCACCGACCCGCCGGCGCTCACAGTCTCGTTACTCTGCGGCACACCATCGGTGATGACGTTCAGCGCTTTGCCGACATGCGGCAGGCTGCTTGCGCTTGCTGCAGCACCGCCCGTAAATGCGCAGTCGGTATACAGATCGTCCTTGAACTGCTCAATAAAGTACCGGGTTGTGCCATCGAACACGCGCTTGGTCACGACATAGATCTGCGTCACGTCGACACCGACATCGATGAAATCGCCAGCGGTGATGTACTCACTGGGTGACGTGATCTGCTGGCTACGCATGATTGAGAACACCGCCATCGATCCGTCGCTGGTGTTGGTCATCATCAGCAGGTCGGCTTCTTCTGTGCTCGCAGCACGACGCAAGGCGATGCGCTGCGGGCCTTTCAACAGATGGCCTGCAAGCAGCGAGATGCGTTGAGTGATATAGGTCAGCTGCGTGTCAGAGAAGACGAACTCATTAAGCGACTTGCCCTGGCGCTGGATGTAGATCGAGCCAGACTCAACCGACTGCACCCTCGTGCCAGGCTTGATGCCGTTGCGGCTGACCTGCTTGAAGGTGAAGGTCAGCGGCGTCACCGGATCGGTACCTTGCTGCGGAACGACGAACTCACCGCCGGTCGTAAACACTTGGAAGTCACGCGACGAAATGATGTCCGTGATCACGTTCAGGTCATTGGTGTCGAGGGTCGCCTCGACTGCGTCATCGTCCAGCGATTCGCTTGGCACGAAATCGAAGAACAGATTGATCTTTGAGCCCCAGATGGTCGACGGGCGCGACTTGCTGCCGCCAAAGTACAGCCGACCTTCATGGAACGTCACCGACCGCGGCCAGCCCTTGCCAGAGCTCCACACGTCCTCGTAGCCGGTCTCGAGCTCCCAGCTGCCGTTGGCAACCGCTGCGGTGTTGAAAAACGGGTATTCGGTGATGGCGTCGACCGATGTAGCAGAGTTGAACCGAACGATCTTTGCTCGACCCTGTGGGCTGGCATTGATGTACTGGTTGACATGGCCGCTGCTAAACACCGAGGCCGATGCGGTAATCGTGATGTTGCCGGCCACGGCAGACGGCGTGATCGTGCCGGACGGGTTGCTGGCCGACAGCGTGAAGGCGTACTTCGGGATGCTGTCAAATGTGATCGTGCTGGCAGTCCAGCTGGCATCGTTTGCGCCGCGCACAATCTTGGTCGGCTGCAGATCTGGGTGAACGACAATCAGCGTGTCAGCAGACTGCGTCCAGCACATGTCGTCGACAATGCTGCTGCCGATGCTGGTCGTCAGGTAGCTGTTGCCGCTGCTATTGATGTTGGCCACCACAGCACCGTTCTTGATGACATACATGCGGTTGTGCGTGAAGCACAGCATGTAAGAGTCATCGACCGAGAACTGAAACGGCACCAGGCGCACGCCGTTGCCGGCAGACGCGGTGCTACTGTTGGGCAGCTCAAGGATGTGTTTCAAGCCTGGCCGGCGGCGCAGTCCACCTTGCGGCTGGATCAGCACGTTGGTCGCCTTGGCCAGCGCGTTCGGATAAGACTGCAGGTCAACCCGCGCACGCAGCAGCGGGTCGAGCTCGCCCGTGCTGAAGTTGGTGGCAAAGTCGACGAAGCGCGGCATCAGTTCCTCACCGCGATCAGGGTGTAATCTTCCATCGCACGGGTCGGCTGACCCTGCGCATCGATGTTCATCGCCGTGCGTAAGAAGCCGCCGCGGCCATTCTCGGACGGGTCGCCCACTGCCTTGCGCTCCCAGCGCAGCGACTTGTCCTGTTGTTCGGTGATCGGCTCGGCCAGATGCCAAGCCATCATGTACTTCATCAGCTGGGTGAAATACTGCGGCCAGGCAAACTCACCGACGCTGTACTGGTAGTCGATGAACACGGCCTCAATATTGGTCAGCAGCTGGTCACCCTGGATCTCCCAGTCTTTCTGCACTGAAGCGCCTGGGCTGGCGGTGTCATAAACAGCACGCGGGCCGGCAAGGCGGTCACCCGGCAGCTGATAGGCGTAT